CAGAATTAAAACAAGGCAACGGAATATGTGGATTATTATCAGTGCGGTAGCCGTGGGAGCGGCAATCTCCCGGAGGTGATCCTATTTTTTCTTCGGATATAGTTGTTAAAAAATAAAAGAGGTGATTATATGAGATGGTTTTTATATGCGCCGCTACAGTTAATCTGTATGATGATTTGTTATATCACCAATCCAATTGTGGTATTGTTTGCCGATGAATCCGGTGAGCTCCCCGGATTACTTTGTCTTTGGCAAACATGGGACGATTCATGTGACAGTGAAGATGGAGTACGTTATGCACCGAAATGGATGCGATATAATTTCTGCAAATATTACTGGGTAGAAAAATGTTATGATCCGGACTACGGACGAATAATAAAACGGTCGATCAACATTGCACCATTGCCGCTAATTGACAAATTTAAGCGGTATTGCTGCCGTGTCTTTTGGCTATCAAGAAATTGTGCTTACGGTTTCGCTTTAACTCTGTTCGGAGCGACAATCAATCCGGATGATATTGTTGTTATTGATGACTATAAGGCGGGAGAATTTGAAAGAAATATACTTGTTACACGGGATCTGAAATATTGGAAAATCTATAATTCCATGCGGATCTTGAATACAAAATACCGATGGAAAATATATTTAGGATGGAAGATTCACGATGTAAAAAACGTTCATTATGCTATGCTGGCATTCCGGGTATGGTTCTGTAAAGCAAATTAAAACGGGGCGGGAAACCGCCCTCTTTTTTTATTGCACGATATAAAGATAATTTATAATAAAACATCTTGAAAACGTATTGACTAATCAAAGATGATATAGTAATATGTAATCAAGAAAGAACAAGAGTTAAAACAAGGAGGAAAACAAAATGATTAGAAACATCGGAATCGAAGAAGGCGGAAGAATTTTAACAGATGGAAACCGGACAATAAAATTTGAAAGAGTAGACCGCGGATATGAAATGTACGAGCTAAGCGGGAACAGATATACCCGCTGCGGAATTGCGAACGCAGACGAAGAAACATCAGATGCGGATTTATGGGCAATCGCCACAGATGATTTGTACTAAGAGAGGAGAAAGAAAAATGAAAGTAAGAATGTATAGAAACTATGATAAATTCCCATACGAGAGTGATCATCACGGGAACTTTAACGGAAGAATGATATTCACATTCTTCCGCCCAATTGGAAGGGAGTTCGACTGTATACTGGTCGAGCTCACGGAAGGATACAAACCACTACAGCTGGAAAAGTACGAACACTACAGCGGCTGGCAGATGGAGTTAGATCAGGTCGTAAAAAAAGAAGAAGACGGAATGTACAACGCTCGCGGATTAACTATGAGGTTTTTCGATGAGAAAAACTGGGACTATGTAAACGTTCCAAAGGGGTGGCTCGATACTTATGCAAAGGAAGATACGGTGCCGGAACTTTGCGGTCGTGAAAATATACCGGTTAAATTCATCAAAATCGAATATTCCACAGTAGAAGAACTCGCTGAAAAATTTAATTGCGAATATATAAAACCGACAGATGAGTTTTATGCAAGCTTCCGGAAAAGAATAAATGAGTATATAGGCGCTTATGAAAAATGGGAAGCTATGAAAGAAGAGGTTAACCGCAGATCGGTTACGACATTCGAAACGCTAAAAGAGAAAGTCGAACTCAAATCAAATTGGCTCGGAAAAACATACATCGGAAATCCGGATGATTATGTATTAAACATAGATGAAAAACGATATCTCATACTCGGAGTTATAGCCGCAGAAGACACTTCACCGAGCAGCGAGCATGTATTTCTCGCTGTACAATCGTTCAATCCGGACGACCGGGAAACTCGTTTACCAGCGGTAGGACTTCCGGAAAACACGCCTGCGGAGATAATCGACATGATAGAAAAAGAATCTGCACGCCGAGATGAATTAATAAGCGGTCACGGAGAGGAGGATTGGGGCTAATGGCGGAAAATAAAAAAATCAGTGCGAACTGGGGAGGAAAGAGAAAAGGGGCAGGTGCAAAGAAGATTTTACCGACTGGTGCCAGGACACGGTCAATCAGGATGACCGATGAAGAGTACAAAAAAGTCAAAGGATATTTAATAGGACTGCGGAATAAAAAATGAAAGTCGGGGATAAGATTAACTGCTGGACAATAATTAACATTAATCCGCCTCCGGAACATCGATACCATCTTTTATGCC